ATAATTTGACAGACATTTTCTTCAAAATCGCCTTGCACCAGTTTGAAGGGCTGTTTTTTCCACAATCAAGCTGATCCGCAATTTCTTCAAAGGTCAGTCCGTCAATATAGTGCATTCTGAACGCTTCATACTTGTACAATGTGCCTTCTTTCCTGCTTTCGGTTTCCAGTTCGGTCAATGCCCTGTCAATGTTAATAATCATCATCGCTGTGACCATTTTCGCTTCCTTGACAGATTTCAGCTTCGCATTTTCGCCCTTCAGGACGCTGTATGCCGCTTCTGTGACTTCTTCTTCCTCCGTAATTGCATTATTGATGTATTTTTTCAAATCTATGTATGATTCCATCAATCTTCGTGTGTTATACAGTGTTTTTTTCTTCTCTGCTCTCTTTTCTTCAATTTTTACTTCAGCAAACGCCTTCCGCACCGCGATCCTGATTGCTTCCGTCATGTCCTGCTGCGTTTCATCGCTATTTTGCACATTGCACACCTTCTTTCTACTTTTTAGGCTCTCGCCTTTCATTCCTTCTGGCTTTTTCAATCGCCTTCGCCCTGATCATCGGCATTCCTTTCATTTTGCGTCTGTTATTGCTGATCAGTTCTTTTCGCAACTGCAATCCTGTCCATTTTGTCTTCCTGAGTGCTTCTGTGATTGCTTTCCCTACCTGTTTGGTAAATAGTCTGCCGCCCGGTACGGGTAGCATCATGGCTGCTACTTGTGCAGCCGACAATATCCACCATTTGATGGCTATCATCCATTCGTTGCTGCCATTGCATAGGCTCAATATAAGGCCGATAACGGTAAAGACGAAGGTCAAGCCGAAAACTCCTGCCAACTGAATCAACCGTGGCGGAAGCATCCACTGGCATATCTTGTCGCAGTAGTCGAAATTTCCTTGTATGAATGCTTTAGGCAAGTGAGGCAGCGAAGCACGGAGTGCACCGAATTGTGCTGCTATCCAGCGTTTGCGCTGGTTACTGATGGCCTCTTTCTTTTGTGTTTTCTCGTCGAACACAAGCAGGTCGGGTAGATAAACGGTATAGATGCGCTGTTGCAAGAGCATGGCTTCCAATTCTTTGTCTTCACCTGCTGTCTGGAGATATTTCACATTCTGATGAAACCATTCTGCTTCGAATGCCATTCCCGAACCGGATAGGCC